ATAGCCCCTGATCAGTTCCAGCACCTTGTTCAAACTCTAAGAATATCGGCCCATTAAGATAGATTCCATTACTTGCATTGACGGCAAACGTGTTGTTTCCGCGAGAATTTCCAGCGGTTCCTCCTTGTGGCACACCATTAAAAAGAAATGCCCCTTGATTTGTCATTCTTCCAAGCAATCCCATAACAACTGATCCACCACCAGTTGGAACATTACTAACCGTATTAGCACCCCCGAAAGCAAAACTATTTTGTGCATTAGAATCTATAAAATTTTGCACTCCAAATACAGATGAATTATTTGTGGAAAGATTTGTATTAAGCGATCCAACAGAAAGCCCAGCAAATGCATTATTTGTTGCTCCAAGCCCAATAGCATTGCGGAAGTTTGTGGCGTCTGTATTCGTAAGCGCAGACCAGCCCAATCCAAGGTTGGTTCTTGCTGTTGCGGGGTTGGTGGTACCAACGAAATCAGTAAGTCCAGAGGCTGATCCATTGGTGGGAAGTTTTCCATTAAGAGCCGACTGAAGCCCTACAACATTAGATAGCGCGAGATTGGTTAATCCAGATCCATTGTTGGCGGCTAATGTAGTAAGATTTGTGGATGCGGGCTGAAACGATGTTTCGGCGTTGGTGGCTGCTGTGCCCAAAGAAAGCGCGGTTCTAAAATCAGAAGCAGACAAGGCTGTTGCTGTGTTGTCGGCGTTTAGCCTTAGAAACCTGACTGCGCTTGGATTAACAAGAGTAAACAAACTATTACCAACCGTGGTGGCCCCTAAAGATGTTCTGGCACCAGCAACATTTGTGGCACCCGTGCCCCCGTTAGCAATTGCTACAGTTCCTGTAACATTGGTAGCTAAAGAGGCTGTTCCTGTAATGTTAGATGCCAGAGCAACTGTCCCTGTAATATTTGCTGCTGTGATGCTGGTAAGTCCACTTCCATTTCCATTAGTTGCAAGTTTTGCATCTAGATTGGACTGGAGATTAACAACTCCAGAAATAGGAATACCAGTTAGTGATGCGCCATTGTTTGTGGAAAGATTGGTAAGATTTGCGTTGGCGGGCTGGAAGGTTGTTACAGCACTGGTAGCCGCCGATCCAAGAGACAATGCCGTTCTTGCCGCTTCAGCATTTGTTGCTGTAAATACCGAATTTCCAACGGTGGTAGCACCCAAAGCTGTTCTTGCATCAGAAGCGTTGGTAGCACCTGTTCCGCCTTTATTAACCGCAAGCACTCCAGAAATATTTGTAAGATTTACTGTAGGAATATTGGATGCGGCAATTGTTCCAACCAAATTGCTGGCCTGCAAATTTGTTAGCGAACCACCATTGTTTGCCGCAATATTTGTAAGCACTGAAGAAGATGGTTGAAATGCAGATGCGGGATTGGTGGCCGCCGTTCCAAGCTCAAGTGCCGTCCTGAATCCAGATGCCGTAGTGTTTGTAAGGCCAATCCAAGGAAGACCGATATTAGTTCTAAATGAATCTGAATTTGTCATTACGGACTGAAGCGTAATTCCGCCGCCTGCACTGATTGTTAGATTTTGAGAAACCAATCCAGCGATAGTTAGCGTGTTGGTTGTTCCAATTCCAATACCAGACCTCGCTGTTGCGGCATTGGTTCCTCCAGTTCCGCCATTAGCCAGCGCCACAATACCACTGACATTTGTTGCAAGTGCTGCAACTCCAGTAATATTGGAAGCGAGCCCTACCGTTCCAGCAATATTTCCAGCAGTAATATTTGTAAGACTTCCGCCGTTATTGGCAGCAAGATTTGTTAAAGCGGAGGATGACGGTTGAAAATCCGTAGACGCACTTGTCGAAGCGGTGCCCAAAGAAAGCGCGGTTCTTGCTGCGGCAGCGTTTGTGGAAGTAAATACCGAATTACCAACAGTTGTGGCACCCAGATTAATTCTGGCATCAGATGCATTAGTTGCTCCCGTTCCACCTTTTGCAATAGGAACGGTAGAAAGGACATTGCTGGCAGTTGCAGGAATGGGAAGATTTGTTAGACCAGATCCATCTCCGTTTGCCCGAAGAAGACCAGCGGGAAAATTAGTAATGGCAGATGTTGTTTGGAGAATGGTTGCTGGGAAAGATGTTAGATTTGCAGCACTTCCGTTGGTTGCCAGCTTTCCATCTAAAGCCGACTGAAGACCAGAAATATTGCTAATAGAAATAGTTCCCAACCCAGAAATATTAAGATTGGTAAGCGATGATCCATCATTTGAAGCAAGAAGCGTAAGATTGGTAGATGCTGGCTGGAATGCAGATGCGGGATTGGTAGAAGCCGTGCCCAACGAAAGAAGCGACCTTACCGCAGCGGCATCTGTTGCAGTAAAAATATTTCCACCGATTGTTGTGGAACCTAATGCCGTTCTGGCTGATGCCGCATTAGTAGCTATAAAGACAGCGTCACCAACAGTTGTAGAACCTAGATTCTGTCTGGCATTTGCAGCATTAGTTGCGCCAGTTCCACCCTGAATAATACTGAGCGTTCCATTGATTCCAGTGAAAGTTACGGAAGGAATGTTCGATGCCGCTATAGATCCAACAATGTTTGAAGCTTGAATATTTGTAAGAATCCCACCATTTGAAGATGCCAAGTTTGAAAGCGTTGCACTTGAAGATTGAAATGCAGATACAGGGCTTGTCGCAGCACTGCCCAAACCGAGACCCGTACGAGCATTGGATGCATCGGCGCTCCAAAAATTTGTTGGCTGAACAACAGTATTGTTTGTTCCAACCAGAACGTTGCGAGTTTGTCCGAAGCCCGAAACAACCAAGGCTCCACCGATAATAAGTGAGAGAATATATTTCATTTTTACATTAGTCGTTTCCAAACACGTTTTGTTCCAGCTTGGCTATCATAGTCATTAGGTCGGACTACAAATGGCAGATTTTCGGCGTCAGTGCCGTTGGTAAGTTGATAAATGGCTGGAACTCCATCGATAACCAAAAAGATAACAATTCCAACAGCATAAGTTCCGCTAACTGTATTCAAGCTATCAAGGTTAGTTGAGCCACCGCCTTCCAAACCAGTAATTGAAGGTTCAACGCGAAGAATGTTAACACTTGGAGTTTGGATCGGAGTTGAAGAAACGCCGATAACACTGCTAGAAGGAATGGGAATACAGATCTTGCTCATTTATCGGGTAACCTCTGGTGAAATGATAACATTGCCTTGCAGGATTCGGGTTGTGACGGCCCCGTTGTATAGCTCAAGGTCATATACGGCCTTATCACAGACCGAGAGCGTTGCCGTGTCAGCAGCCGAAATAAAAAGTCGAATAGCCCCATTTTGAGATCCAAAATTTAAAGTGATTCTACCATTGCCAACCGCCGTGGACAACTCAAGAATTACTGCCTTAGATTCGGGCTTTGACCGAATATGCATCTTGGCCGTATATCCCGCAAGATTAACGGGTGTTGATGGTTCTCCCGTTTCATAAAACAGAGTCTGGTCAAAGGTTGCCCCTTGAAAAATGCAAATGTCAGCTTCAGCAATAGGTAGTTGCGCCATAGAAAAAATCCAGCGTAGAGTCTACCATTGCCTTCTCAAAGTCAAGGACTGTTTGAGTTTCTTGAATGATTCTTTGTTGAGCCGATTCTTTTCTTCAATTGCCTCACTTCCAGCCATGGCCCCGAATACCTTGCGGGCAACAAACAATCCTACTGCAAATGAGTCAAATAAATCGGGAGACTTTCCAATCCTCTTTTTCATGTCGGTCTTGGACTCAATGATGATCTTTCGGGTTCGGCGCACATATTTTCTCTGAGTCATCTCCCAAGCCAAATCGGGCGTAATCCCCTTAAGTTGCTCGCATTCCAAGAAATAACGAGCAGCAAAACAGAGTTCGGAAGCCATGTTGTGGAACAATTCCTTGCCGACTTGGGGTTTTCCAGTAGCCTCGTTTCTCATGGCGTATTGGGCGCTGACAGGGAGATCTGACGCCGCTCCCGCAAAACTTACTGCATGCCAACCTTTTAGAAGTTCTCGTTCTCCAATAGACCAAAAAATACCACCAGCCGAAGCGTCAACGCCCATCCATTGATTTGGTATCCCCAATTTTAGAGATAGATCATGGATTTGCTGGATCATCTCGTATTGAAAGTCTTCCTGAGACCCAGCCCTTCGGTTCAGGACATACTGTTTTTCAACAGCTATTGCCCACTTCCCAGAGATTAGTCGCCCATACTTGAGATGAGTGAAGACAAACCTGTCGCCTCCCTCTGTGTAGCTTGGGTCGATACCCGCGATATCTTTCGGGGTTCCGTCCCATATTGGCTTGTCCAAAGCCCCATGACGAGCCAGTAGAATATCAGAGACAATCGTGGAATCATCGGCATCTGCTGGAGGCCAGAATCCTCTAAACTTTCTCCAATATTGAGGATTAAGCTCTCCAAGCTCTTTTCGGGCCAAAGCCACATCATTGGGTTTTGGAAGGAATGGATAGCGCAGTCCCTTGCCAGCATCGAAGGATTGCTGGTTAGGGTTGTCTTTTTCAGAGTCAAATCGGATGCACACGCCCTCAATACCAGCCACCCGTATCTTCCAGTTGGGGGTTTCCTCATCCACGCTCATCCAGCCCTTGATAGGTTCGCAAAATTTTCCGTGTGGATCGAAGATGGAAGACGGGTTCCCAGCGCCGACGATATAGAGTTCTTGTGCGCCCTTGAACCCCCAGACGGCTTCGTTGATTACGGATGCAGAGCAGTCTTGTAACTCGTCTATTATCAACACGATACGACGATTTTTTTTACCTTGAAGTCGTTTCTGGGCATCATCCTTGTATTCGTCGCCAGCCGCTAGGAGCATGATGGAGGATGCGTCACTTACCCCCGTTTCGGGGTCGATAATAGCCCCCTCTTCGTCTGATAGCTTGATGATATCCATGGACTCAATGAGCCTGCCAGAGGCTAATCCCATGTTTCGGGCTTCGCGGTACATCTTGACCAGTGCCGCCCAAATACGCTGCTTGGCATCTATTTTACTCGTAGAAACCACAATGGTCATCGTGTTGATTGGATCGCAGAACCAATTAACCAAAGCAAATGCAGCCATTCCATAAGACTTTCCTGAGTCCGTTCCGCCAGCCAGACCCGTCACGCTTCTGACAAATCTATTGCCCGTAGTTTCATCAACCTCATAAGTCTGGTTACAAAATGCTTGTGCGCTCAATTCTGCCCATCTATGCCATTGGAAGGTTGGCCAAATAGCTGAAACAATATTCCTGTAATGTCGGGCCTTACCTAATCCTCCCTCTTCTGGGGTCAAACCTTGTAAGAAAGCGTCCATCTCAATACGGATCGGCGTAATTGCCTGTCCGTCTTTGGGTAACCACAACCTACCGTATTTTTCTATCCCCTGATCAACTGTTGCCATTTGAGAAATTTCTACTAAACTAATCTGGATGCAGAAAAAGCGCAAGAGCGGAGAGCGTGATTGGGATGCTCCAGAAAACCGACTTAAAAAACAAAACGCATTTAGGCTTTATGCCGCTGGCAGGGACATGCCAGAAGTGATGAAGGCTTTGGAAACCAAACACAAAGCTACGCTAGAAAAGTTGATCTATAGTGAGAAATGGGATGACCATGTCAAAATTTGGAAAGATAATTCCGAAAAAGAAAACCTTTATCCTTGGGATATTGAAAGACCTATAGCCTTGGTTCCGCCTCCAGCCAAAATGGAAGAGATGGACAAGAGACGCAGGCTTGAATGCATCAAGGGATTTTCCATGTATTGTTCGGGGCGGACGCTGAAAGATATTGCCGAAGAACTAAAGGTCAGTGAATCAACTGTTTGTTTATGGCGCGATACTCAACGCTGGATTCAGTGCCGTGAGCGTCTTACCAACGAGCAATCTCCAGCCCCTTGGGAAGACGATGGTGTGCCTACCTTGATGTCGGAAATCACGGCATCACTAGAGACTATGAAAAAATCGATCAAGTTTCTAACTGGCAAAGTGTTGGTTAAAGCAGCTGATGCCGCGCAAGACCTAGACGGCATGGAGGCTCTTGGCATGATGCGAAACATCAAACAGCTTGCTGAAGCTGCATCTATCAACTTTTCAGAAGGCCCGAATCAACAGAATGCCATTCAGATTAATATTGCAACCAAACTGGAATCAATGAAGATTCCCGAAGACTCAACCTACGAAGCGGAACTTGTAATCAATGAATAGTCCAAGATTTTGCTATCAAAAAAAGAGCAGTGTTCCAGCAGGCGGCTGGTTGGTTAATTGTCCAGTTATCAATGAACCAGTTCGTGGAGGAGACTGGAGTGACATGGTTAACAACTGTGAGAAACTTCTAATCTCAAAAGGAATCACTCCTCCAATAGATTTTGTTTCACAAATAGAAAACAATCTTTGCGAAAGACTTGCTGGCGATTCCAACTGCGTCCCGTGTACCCAAGAAAAACAAACCCTTGGATTTCCGCAAATTGTTCGATGGGTCAAAGCAATGTATCAATTTGCTATCAATGGCAAATTTGAGCTTGTTTCCCAAGAAGAGGCAGAGCGCAGGGCCAAAATCTGTGCAGCCTGTCCCCATCAAATAGCTACTTCTGGATGTTGGGGATGCAAGGGTATAGCTGGAATGCTTCCACACATTGCAGGAGCCAGAAAAACTTCTTACGACATGCAACTCAAGGCTTGTGGGATTTGTGGATGCTATAACGCTGTGAGCGTCCACCTACCAGTTGATGTACAGGGCGGGGAAGGGTTGGACTTCCCAGATTTCTGCTGGAAGTCTAAGCAGGCTCAAAGCGAGTAATCGCTTTGTTGAAATACATATTGGCCACACCAGTAGGGCCGTCACGATGCTTGCCAACAATGAATTCCATGGTGGGCATTTGTCCGTGATCTTGGGATTCTTCACTATGGAGCATGATAACAATATCAGAGTCTTGTTCAATAGCTCCAGAACCCTTGAGATCTGAAAGGCTTGGGCGTCCTCCGCGCTTGTCGGGATCGCGATTAAGTTGAGCCAGTACCAAAACTGGTACTTTTAAAGTCTTTGCCATATCTTTGATGCCCCCGCTAATCTCCTCAACTTCACACACGCGATTGTCTTTACCGCGCTTGCTGTCGCCTTTGACCAATTGAAGGTAGTCAATGATGATGAGGTCTAGGGGTGTTCTTTGGTGGGCGCGGCGGGCTACAGCCTTGAGATAGCCGATAGACTTTGCCGAGCTATCATCGCAAATAATCTCCGAGCCTTGGATTTCTTGAACAGCCCGTCCTAGAGATTGCTTTTGATGCGGGGTTACTCGACCAGAAAGAATATCGGCAGCACCCACACGCGCCCGCGAGCGGATCATGCGTTCCATAAGAGCAACGCTTGTCATCTCCAATGAGAAGATAAGCACCCGCTTCTTCTGGTTAAGGGCTACGTTTTCGGCAATCTGAAGGGCGCTTGCTGTCTTGCCTACTGCTGGTCTTGCCGCAAAGACAACCATATCTCCTCCGCGCAAGCCAAACATTAGCAAATCGTCCAATGGGGTTATCCCTGTGCGAATGCCAATACATGGTTTTCCAGCAATTGTAGATTCGATGTTCTGTGCAGCGCGGTCTAGGGCATTGACGATAGAAAGCTTGTTGCCGTCATCGATCTCGTAGTCAGCCCGCATCACTGTGGTTTCAGACCAGTTCTTGAGTTCTTCGATCTTTAGTTCGCGGTCTCTGGCCTTGTGAACCATATCGTTGGC